CCTCTTTGTTGCCGAGGAAGAGGCTCATAGCCGAGACGAACGGATCGCGGCGCTGTTCGGGATTGGCGACCAGGTCGATTCCAAGCCCGAACATCTCGTTCAGACGCGTGGTTGCCTTGAGCGCGTTGCGCCGTCCGGTGTTCTGCACATGGCCTTCGCCACGGAAGCGATAGCCGTCGCCCTTATCGGTATTGCCGAGCTGCTGACCTAGCTTCGTTCCCGGTTCGTATTTGTCGAAATAGGAGACCTGGCCGTATTCGGTGATCGGCTGCATCGAGCGCGCTGTCTCATGGAACGCCGTGCCAAGGTCATAGGCAAGATGGTCGGTCGGATTCGGGATGTCGGCCGCGCCGGCGAAGTGCTTGTCCCAGACGTCGAGCAGGTTTTCCATGCCCTCGACCTGCGCATGCGAAAGCTTGCCGGCGAACAGCGAGGTTCGCACGGCGTCGTAGAAGGCGCTGCGGTTCATGATGATGTTTCCTTGTGGTGACTTCAGGCTTGCTCTGCCTCGATCGCCTTGTCGAACAGCGCCAGCACTTCTGCATGCTCGTGGGCGTCGTTGTAACTGTCGATGCCGGGACATCCCTCATTGGCCGCCGCCTTTGCCAGGGCTTCAAATGCCGGCAGGTATTCGCGGCCGATCAGCGACATGACCGCGCCTGCGGCTGACCATGCGACGGCGGCCGGCTTGCTTTTAACCGAGCCGTTCCAATGGGGCATGACTTCGTTTCCGTCAGCATCTCTCGCCTGAACGCCGGTCGTCCAGGATGATGGTGATATGATTTTGGCTTTTGCCATGGTCAGCATGTCAACAACATCGCTCATCGGTTCGGCCTCAAATGCTCGCGTCTATGGTCACGGTCGGGCTGGCTGTGCCAGACGACATCACGATGTCATAGCCATTGGCGTCCTGGTGGCTGATCGTGACGTTGGTCGACGGATTTGCCGCGATCGCCGGCGACTTGGTCATCTGTGGCGACAGCGTGACATGCCGATTGGTGGTGTCGAGCGCGATCGTCATCGATCGGAACCACTCGCTGCACCGCAACCGCTCTTCCATTAAGGAACGCCGGCGGATCAGCGGTCGCGCAAAACCGGGCGCCAGATCGGCAGCGATCTGGATATAGCCGTTCTGCGCCACCGCAGTGTCTGTCCAAAACATCACGAAAAGGTTGGTGACGCTTGAACCGAGATGGGCATAGAGCGGATCTATCTTCGTGTCCGTCAAAGCCGACAATGCAATCGAGCCTGTCGTCAGGATGTTGAAATTCGAACTGACGAAGAATCCGCCGGGCGTAAAACTGCCGGACGCCCAGTTGTTGACCACGTCGCGCGTCGGGCTATTCGCCGTTCCGGTCCACTCTCCGATCGCGTAACGGACTGTTCGTGCCGCAGACGAACGGATCGTGGCGGCGAGTGAGACGAGGCGGTCGCGAAGCGCCACGCTTTCATGCGAGCCGATGAAGCTCAAGGCGCCGATCCTCTTGGATGAGACGTCCGGCTGCAGCCAGCGCATCACGAACGGCAGGCCATTGGCGACGTCGGCGACGACGGACGACGTGAGATTGCCGCTCTCGCTGACCCCGATCCATCCATCCGGCCCATAGGAACCATCGGCCACGGAAATGCCATTGCCGCGCTGAATGATGCCGCCGAACGGGTTGATCAACAGCCCCTGGTGATTGGCGCCGAAATCCTCGAAATCGATTGCCTCGTCTCCCAAGGCGGCAACCAGTCCGGTGCGACCGAATGCGCTGGCGGGATTGCAACGGCGTAACCTGCCCATCTTTGTGGCGCCGTAACGAAGCTCGAACTTGCTTACCTCCGACGCATCCTCGACCAGAACATTGTAGCGCCCGTTCACGCCGGATACGGATGCCGAGATCGGACCAGAGAAGACATAGGGACGGGGAACGTTCCTGACCGTGACATCCATGCCGTCGCCGGCTTGCGTCTCGCCCTTGTAGAGGGTTACGGCGATCCTTGGCGTGCCGGCATTGTCATTGCCCGCCTCAAGATCGAGCTTGCCCGGTGCGATCAGCATGCGGCCGGAGACGTTGACGCTGCGCGGGAACTGTGCCGCCGTCTTCGGGCAGCCGTAATAGACCAGCTCGATCTTGTTGGTGCTTGTCGAACCGACCTGCCTGACGAGATCGGGCGTGCACTCGACATAGGACGGCAGGTTGACATCGCGAACACTGTCGTAGCTGGCGAAATTTCCGAGATACATGACGCGGATGTCTCCGGCGCCGATCTCGTCGTTCTTGTCGTAGATGATGACAGAGCCGCCGCGCAGGATGCAATAGCCGCTGATTTCGGGCATGTCGCCCCGCATCAATATTGCACTTCCCGCCAGGCCCATATGGAAATTACAATTGAGCGCCATGACGCGCGATCCGGCCACCTGGACGCATGCCGGGTTATCCGCACTGCGATAGCCGAGCTCCGCGCCCTCCATCGTCAGTCCGTCGATCCAATGGCCGCCGGTGCCATCCGGGAAATTGCCGCGAATGACCCTGACATTCTTGCTCGCGTGGCCATCCTGCCCGCGCCTGCATTGGCTTTGCGAGCAGTCGATATAAGTGATCCGGTTGCAATAATTGGAATTGAAGGCATATTCCGTGCTGACGCTTTCCAGACCGCCGACCGTGCAATTCTCGTACGACACATCGACCGTGTCGTCGGCGACAAAGCCCTGCTGGATGTTGTCATCTCCCTCGTTCCAGACGTGGCAGTTCATGAGCTTCGTGCGCGGACGCAAGACCTTGACCACCTGATTGGCGCCGAGACTAGTGCCATTTGTCACCCGTACGACCAGGCCAGTGATGCTGATCGGCGCTCGCATCTTGCGGCGGGTGCAGGTGAGATCGGTGAAGGCCGAATAAGTGCGCTCAAGCGGATCATCAAGCCAGCCATCATCGCTGACCGTCGCGAATGCCTCGCCGATATTGATGGCGGTGCCTGAGGACCTGGCCAGGATGACGGCATCAGATGAATGAAACGAATAGGCCCAGTCCCTTTCCGTCAGTTCAGGGATATGACGCGATCCCTTGAACAGGTTGGTCCAGCCGTTGACCGTCGTTGCATCGATCGTTTCGATATCGCTTGCCAGACTGTCGATGGTGAAAAGAGCCGTAGACTGGCCATCGTTTGGCCAGATGAATTCGGCGCCGGTGAAATTTATCGGCGTTTTGATCGTCAGGGCCGCAGCGGAAGAAGCCGCATAGCTTTTCCCCTGCGTAGTAACGAGGATGGCGCCTAGCGCATTGCCGCCCTCGGTCCAGCGCGTCAGGGCGGCGTCGTCTGGCGTGGTGCCATCGGCGGGGTGGCCAGCCATTTCCGGCGTAATGAATGTCTCGGCAATCTCCCACCAGCCGGTATCGGACGACTGAAACTTGAGATCATGCGCCGGCTCCGTATCGACGCGCCGATATCGAGCACGGCCGGCAAAAGGATCGACGCCGATATCATAGGCCTGCAGGGTGCAGATCGCGACATCGACCGCGATCGTCGCCGAGGTTGCCGTCGCGACATCGGAAAAAGTCGGCCCGCCGCTGGTCAGAACCGCAAGCTGGTCGAAGCCGTACCGCTTTGTTAGCGGGTCGCCTTCGATCTGCGCCGACATATATGGAACAGCAGCCCATGATGTCGAACCCTGAGGGAGATCAGTGGTGTTTACCTTGGCCATAGTCTTTCCATGCTTGAAGTGGCCTCACCGGGCCGATGAGTGCCATTGAGAACGCGATATTCGTGCATCCTTGAGGTCAGAGCGCCCCGTAGGCCGCGAGATACCAGGCAGAGCCGTCATAGGTAACGGTGCACCAGGTATTAGTCGCCAGCGCCTTGAGCGGTCCTGTACCGACGTTCAGGTTGAATGCGCCGCCGCTTGTGCGCGTGATGGTGAAGCTATCCCCGGAGATCGCTCCGGTCGTCGATAACGTGACCGTGCGATTGGCGGTCAGCGTGGTATTCTGCTTGATCCGCGTCGGGCTGCTCACCGCAGTCAGCGTGAAATCCGCATCACCGCGCGCCCCGTAACTGTCGAGCTTCACGCGGCTGCCGGCGACCCGCAAGCCATTTTCCCAATCAAGCCGTCCGATGACCGTCGCCGATATCGTGCCAACGGCCGCAACGCTCCAGAAAAGCTGCGATCCTTGTTGTGTCGCCGATGGCGTCCCTTCCGTGATCACCAGCCCAAAGAGGCCGAGCGTCGCGAAGGTAGAGCCTGTCGTCCACGACCGGAATTCGTACTGACCGACGACGTCACTGGTCGAGACCAATGCCGGAGAGGCGATTGTGCCGCGCGATTTCCGCAGGCTGACTGCGGCGCCCCCAGCATCAGCTGTGGCTCGATAGGCGATCCACGCCGCCGAGCTTTCGGCCTGCAGGAATCCTTGGGCTGCACCGCCGGTTTTCGAAATGAGCAGCGGCACGCCTACCGCCGGATCAGCACCAATGCCAATCCCTGCATCGGCACGCAAAGCGCCTCCCATCGTACCGCCAGCAAGGGCAAGCTTGAGGTCCAGCGCCGCCTGCTGGGCCGTCGACACCGGCTTGTTCACGTCCGAAGTATTATCGACGTTGCCGAGCCCGACATCGCCTTTGACCAGCACCAGCGATGTCTTGAATGTGGCATAGCTGATGTTCTTGATCAGCTTTCCGGTCGTGCCGTCGAAAACTGCTGGCGTGCTATCCACGGCCGATGCGGGGCCATAGACCGCGTTCACGTTCAGTGCATCGGCATAGGTCTTGACAGCCTTCTGCGTGGCGATCCTGGTATCGCTGTTGGCTGCCAGCGTGCCGTCGGCATCGATATCGAGCGTGGCGACTGATCCCAGTCCGAGCGCGCCGCGGCCATCGGCTTGGGAAGCGACCGCGATATGTTGTCCAGGCCCATTGCTGTCCGGTGTAAATCCGCTCGCCTTGCCGCCGCGTAGCACATAGCGCGCCCAGACATAGATTTCGTCTCCGGCATCATAGTCGTCGAGTGGGAACTTGTTGTCTCCCGGAACGCCTTTGCGCACGGCATCGGCAAACTCGTCGGTGTCCGATATCCAGAATTCGGTGCGCCCGAAGCGCGGGTCGGCATTGGCCGCATCGTCGTTGGGCGTGTAGAGAATGCTCCGATCGCCACGGTTGCGCTGATAGATGCCGCTCGGCGCGTCTGGATCGCTGTCGGACCGTGTCGGGCGAACGCCATCGGCTGTCACATCCGAGGGTGTTCCCCAGATATTGGCAACGATCGGCGTAACCTGCGCCTTGTAATAAAACCTCCCGTTGGCTCGGAAGCGCCGATGCGGCTTCCGCATCTGGAAATCTTCCCAGATCGTGTAACCTTCAAGGCTACCCGTCGTGCCAGCGCCATTTGCGACCGGACGCCTCCACAACTGGGCGAAATATTTGCTGGGCGCGCGGCCGGATGATGCCGGGGCCGTTATCAGCTTCAGGCCATTTTCGACGGTTCCGTCATCGCCGTCATAGTCACCTGGCGCATTGATCAGCGTCGGCGTCTTCGGCTTGCCAGGGGCAGTCTGGTCAAGGTCACTATCCGAGACCGGGGCGAAATTTGCTGATACAGGCGCGCTTTTGTCGCTCTCATTGCCCCAGACATCGACCGACGAGAACCGGTACCAATATGTTGCGTCTGGCGTCAGGTCGTCGTCGTCCCGGCACCTGCGGCTTCGGATTTCATCGTCAAGATCGGTCGCGTTGATGTCGGCAAGCGCATCGCTCTCGCTGTCATAGCGATAGCCTTTGAAATAGGCGTGCTCGTCGTCATAGGTCCACAGGCCTTTGATGACGATAGCCTTGGGCCTCGACGCGATCGACTTGAAGATCGGCGCCGGCTTGCGTGGATTGCTAAACAGCATTCGCCTTCACCGTCACGACGGTCGGGAGATACGGGAATTCCGGCTCGACCTTGAATTCGAACTCCCCGGTGCGATCAGAAGCAAACACGAAATCGGTATCGCCCATGCTGAAGGTCAGTTCGTCATCGCCGGCGCCCAGAATGTCACCATCATCCTCACCGTCGACGGACACATAGGCAGCGCCGGCGACATGGACATCACCCTTATGTGTGACCAATGTGCCGTCTGGCATGGTGAACAGCGTATTTTCCAAGCCATCGGCATCGATCCGGTATTCTCTGGCGGCGCCAAAGTCGGGCCGCTCCGTCACCACGCCGGCCAGGATGTAGTCTTTCGTCGGGTCGGCATCGCCTTCGAGCCAGATGCATCCGGCGGGCTGGTCGGCGGTGATCGTGGCGTCTGCCGTGCCATCCGGATATTCGACGATGGAGTTGATCCGACCTGGATAGAGCGGGTCTGTCTCGGGAATGTAGAAGACGATATAGCGCATCGCCTTACCTCTTGTTGTAGGTGATGTTCAGGTCGCATTTTTCCATCGCGGCCTTGTGGATTCCGGCTCCGGAGCCCTTGTAGAACACATCCACGCCATAGGTGGTCGTGTCGCCGCGCTTCGGCTTCGGATCGTGAAACACCTTGCTGCTCTTGTGGACGGTGCTGTCTCTCAGCTGTCTCTTATTGCCGGCATGGCGCGAAACCCTGGAATCGATCGTGTGAAGGTTTTGTTTTGCGCCGGAGCCGTGTTTTTTCCATAGCGTGGCAATCAGTGAGACTACGCTCGCATCGCCGGCGGCGGCGACGGCATAGCGCGCAGAGAGAATCCATTCCCAGGAAATACGGACACTGTTGCCGCCGACATTGTCGACCGCGACGGTGACGAAATCCGTGTCGATTATCGTTGTCGTGCCGGAATAGTTCTTCGACCTCTGCTTGGTCTTAGTGGTTGAAATGGCGCCGGTTTCGATGTCGTCGTCTTTGATGGCCTTCCATTTCGCCGCCACAGTCGGCGCAAGAATGGAAATATTGCCGAATGTATCCGACCAAAAGGCCCGATAATAATAGGTCACGCCCGCTATCAGTTCGGCGTGGTCCCTGACCGAGAATTCATCGGCCACTAATTCTTCAACCCGGTTCGCATCCGCGTCTGCGTCAACCAGAGACGCATAGCGCACGAACGTGACGACCTGCAGCCTATTAAGGTTCGTCCCAACCGGATCAATCGATAGGACGGTGTATTTCGGCTTTGGTGTGACGGTGAGATTTGCAGGAGCCGCCAGTTGCGTCAGGCTAAACAGCATAGACGTTGATCCTCAGCGGCATAACCGGAATGTAGGGAAACGGCGGATCGATCAGGGCTTCGTAAGTACCGATCAAGCCATTACTTTTAAATTGAAAGTGCTCCCCGGCACCGGACGTCGTTTCGTCGTCCTGCCAGGTCACAACCGTGCCCGTGGGCAGGAGGAAGTCCACGGTGACGGTATTATCCGCTGGAACGAATACATCATCGTCAGCGAGTATCGTTGGGCGCGCTGTTATGGTCGGAACGCCGCCCGGAAACGTGACATACTCCTGGTCAGCGTCGGCAACGCCATCCATAAAGCTCTCGTCAACGTCCATGTCTTCGGTGATCTCGGCATCGAGGACATCGTCCTCGAAGTTTCCGCTTCCGATGATCTCGCCAGTCGCAGTCTTGAAATAGATGATGTCCCTCATATCATCTCCTATTACAGGTGATGCCAAGGGCTACGTCCTTGTACCACCACTTCGTTCCCAGCGTCCCGCCGTTGTCGATCTTCTCGAACGTAAAGCTCGCCTTGATCTTTACGGTCTCGCCCTTCTTCGGAGTGCCGGGAATCTTGAAAGTGTTGATATTAACGGAACCCGAAAAGGCATCGGTGGTTACCTTTCCGTTTTTGTTATCGAAGCTTGCCGATTTGTGGTAAAATTGCTTCCATTGACCGCCTTTGAAATAATATGCGGCAATAGTTAGTTTGGCACCACCGGTGAAATAGTGCTGGCCATCAGCTGCGATCGAAACCTTGCCTGACACGCCGCAGCTTCCAGAAAGCGTGATAAACTCCACGCCGCCGCTCTCATTTTTCAAAGTCACTGTTGCCCCGCTTTTCTTCCACGGAACGGTGACGTGTCCTCCGCCTATACTTCCCTTGGCGCTATGCTTGCCGCTCTTGACCCCGGTGACCGATCCTTTTTGCAGATTCTTTGTCTTGATGTTGGTACTGTCATCAGTACTGACATTGTCGTTATGAACCTCTCCAGTACCGATATGGTCATGGCGAACCTCGCCACCGCCGATGTTGTTGTGCTTGACTTCACCGTCATCGATATCGTCCGACTTGAGCCGCACGGTGATATCGTTCCGCCCCGGCGCGTTGGCCGGTATCCAGTCGGATGGGTTGCCGCTAGTGTCGATATTGCGGATGAAATAATAGCGCCGCACGCCATTGCCCAAGCCCTGGCGCTTGTAGTGATCGCCGAATGCAGAATTGAGATAGTTGGCATTGGTTAGATCGCCTGGCCCATCGTCCGCACTGGTAGTCTCGCGGATTTCCGTATGGCTATGATCCCAGTTTGACGGCACATCCCAGTTGAGGATCAGCGTTCCGGCCTTGCCAGCCTCGACGGTGAAGCCAGAGGGGTTCGGGACGTCGCCATCGCCGGCCGTTTTCTTCGGAACCTCGACGTGCCGGACATCGGAAATCGTGCCTGGAATTCCGAGTTTGGAAATTGCCTTTACACGAATATCATAATCGTGCAGCGGCAACAGCTCGACAATGGTCGGCGACGACTTGGCGTTTTTCCAATCCACATCCCCCTCGGTTGCGGCGCCATCGGTCACATCGGTGATGCGGACAGCATAGTCCAAATAGTTCGGCCCGGAGTCGTCGAAACTGATGCTGTATCGGGTGACGATGCGGCCATCGCGGAGCACTGTTGTGCGGCGGACAGCTGATGGTGCGGCAAGTTGATCGGGGGCGTGATCGGCAACGTCGTCGGCAGTAATGCCTTCGCCGACATTGGCAGTGACCGCCACCCAATCGCACCAATCCGTGTCACGGTCGGAATAGGGGATGATCTTGGCCCGGACCTCATAGTCGCCATTTAGGCGAACGCCCTTGGTGATGACCGCGCGGCCCTCATCGAACGGCACCGGATCGACGGGAAAATCGGAGTCGGCGACGTCGAGGATGCGCAGCTGCGGCCGCACCCATTTGCAATCGACCATATCGAAGTCAGTGGGCCATGTTACCTTGATAGCCGGGTCTTTGTCGCTGCCGTCATCTTTCTTGACCGCCGTGGCGCTGACGGTGATATGGATTGTCTGGTTTGCCGGCACGATGTCGCCGTAGACGCCGACCGTGTACGGCTCTTCGTCGCTGATCGACCAATCGGCATCGGTGGCGTCTGCCTCGCGCAGCACACCCAGCACCACGCCATTGTTCGACAGCGTCACATCGCCGAGAATGAACTTCTTGTTCGTAAATCCGAAGCGGGCGCTGTTGCTCCAGTTGACGGCATCGCCCGGCTCCAGCTTGCGGCCGATCGACGGCAGCGCGATCGTCTTGGTCATGAACCTGCGGTTATCATTCAGCGCATGCTTGGCGAGCTGCTGTGCCTGGCGATTGTCGCGCACATAGTCGAAGCTCATTTCCGTCGAGCGCGTCTCGCCATCGTCGGCTGACACATAGTCGGCATTGGTGCGCTTCTTGTAGGCCTTCATCTGGCCGCCATTGTTCGGCTCGCAATAGCTGCCCGTGATCGTATTGCAGATATCCTCGCGGCTCGGGAACATCTTGCCATTCAGCGGCTCGGTAATGATCACATCATCGTCGGTGAAGGAATAGACCGAGGCGCCGATCCCGCCGGCATAGAGCTTGTAGATGCCGCCGCTTTCGACCAGGCGGCCGCTGCAGGTGGCGAGAATGCGATCCATGACCGTCAGCGGCGCTTCACTGAGATTGATCTCTGCGCCCATCCTGTAGCGCTTCTGCGTGCCGCCGCCAGCAAGAGAGACGTTTTCGTCGCAGACATTGGCCGCCGCCGTCCAGCTGGCATTGTCGAAGCGCCGCGCCGGCCAGTCGAAGCCGCCATAGAGCCATGTGCTGCCGCGGTAGATGCCGCGCATGATGTTGTATAGAATAACCGGCGGATTTTCCGTGTACTCGTAGGTGCTGGCATCGCCCCAACGATGCGAGCCCGACCCGCCATTGGTCGAATCCTTCCGCCAGTCGTAAAACGCCATGCCCTGCACGACAGCCGCAAAGGATTGTTCCGAATTCGTCTCCAGATGCGTGAAATGCTGCGTGACAATCATCAGCGTCCGGCCTCGACCGACCATCGACGCGGTCCAGGGCCTGTCGCTGATGCCTCCGAACACGGCGCGCAGATAGGAATCGGCGACGGTCTGCGATCCATCCAGAAACTTTACGAAGGCATAATGACCGCCATTGTGGTCTAACGACGTGATCGGATGGCCGATGCTATGGCCGCTGCCGGAATAACCGCTGCCGTCGGCGGGATATTCGGTGGTGAAATCGTCGCTGTAGACGATGTGGTCGAGGTCGATCGTTCCCTTCTTGCCGCCGGTCCAGATGCGGCTCAGGAAGCCCGATGACGGCATATCCTGCAAGCAGAAGACACGCACGTAATTCGCATTCGGGGTCTTATCCTCTTGCCCCCATGTGCCCGCATAGATGAGGCTGCCGGCAGTTTCCTTTTCACCTGCGATGATGCTCTGTTCAACCGCGCCCCCGGACTGTGCCGACAGCTTGGTGCCAATGTCCTGTTTCGGCTGGTTGGCCTGCTGAATGAAGTAGCTCGCCGCTGTCGTCGCGGCATAAAGGGCAACGCTCGCGGTGACGGTCGCAGCCGTCGCGCCGAGGCCGAATGTTGCCGTTAATCCTGCTGCAACTGCGGCAACCATCAATCCACCCTGAAGGCTTTGTCAGCGTCGTCGCGCGGCAGGATGCCCAGGCCGGTTTCGGTCTGGACGTAGAAATGCGGGCCGATCAGCACGCCGAAGGTCCATTCGCGCCTGATTTTCTTCGCCGCGATATCGCCGTCATGTGCCTGCGAGACGTGGATCTCGGGAAATTTTTCCCGCATGAACTTAAGCACAGGCCTGCCGATCAGGCCGCGCCCCTCCTGCATCGTCTGGTATTTGCCGCGGAACGGCGCGGCGTGGTCGACGCCTGTCACGACCTCGACCGCGCCGGCGGTCATCAGCAGGCAGTCGTTGATGCCATAGGCGAAGGGCTCGCGCTCCTGCAGGTCGATATAGGCCAGCAGCTTGGAATGCCAGTGTTCGACCCGCATGTCAGTTTCTGCCCCAACCATCGACAACGGGACCATGGTGGCCGCTGTCGCGCCCATGGCGGCCCTCGCCATCGCTCTTGTGCTGGTGGCCCTTCTTGCCCCACAGGATAGTCCAGGTGTTGACCTCGGACGAATAGAGAAAGATATCGTCGCCGCTGCGCTCCTGGCCGATCTCGGGCGAGCGCATGTCTGGATTGGCGCGTTGCAGCGTGGCGATATGGCTGACGACAGAAACTTTGAAATTGCTATCGGCCGGACCATCGGCGTCGATGGAGAATGCGCCATCTTCACGGTCGATCGTCGACACGAAGCCTTCGAACTCCAGCATAGGCGTATCGACGAGGAGGCCGGTAGAATCCTCGCCTTCACCAATGCGCCATTCGAACACGGCATCGCGGCAATCATATCCCTGGATCATGTCAAGCACAGCCTGCGACGTGCCGGAGAGCACCAGCGTGAAGTTGCGGACGCCTGTGCCCTCCGAACGGATTAGCTGATCGACGCCAACGATATGGCCGCCGCCAAAATAACTGCGGAGATCAGGATTGCCCGTCGTTTGGTCGATGACGGTGATCGCCTCGTCTTCATCACGGCTGGAGAAATGATACCATTGCGGATCGCCCGTCGTCCTGTCCTTCACCTTGAAGCTCAGGAGGTCGATCTGCCAATATTCTCGCTGCGCGGCGCGATAATTGGTAAGCGCGCTTGAATAGGTTTTCATCGATCAGGGATCCGAGATCATAGAGAAGCTCACGCCGGCGGAATTGTTTCCGCTGCCGCTCTGCGGCCTATAGCTGCCAGCCACGATTTTGAACTTGGCGACGGGGTGGATGAGATCGACGGCCTGGTCGACGGCGATCCATGTGGGCAGGAAGGGCTGCACCTCGAATTCAGCCGTCGTCGTGCCGCTGGCGGTGATATCTTCCATCAGCTGATGCAGCGAGCGCTTGCCGGTTCCGTCCGCGATCGACAGGAAGTCGCCGACCGTGAATGCATAATTGCTGCGCAGCGCCTTGAGCGACAGGCTTCGGTTGTCGCCGCCGACCGTGCGGACAAGCGGCGAATAGCCGGTGATCTTGGTGCCGAGCGGATCGAGCTTCGGATTCGGCCGGCGGATATCATAGGCCAGAAACGCGCCATCACGGCCGAGCAGTGCCTTGATCAGCGCCTGCATCTGCATATCTGCATCATGCCGCCCGCCTGCCGTCGCCACATCGCACCGCCATTTCGGCTGACCGAACTTTGCCGACATCGCATTGCCGGCGCCATCCATGCTCTGCTGCTTGAACTGCGCCAGCTCGAATTCTGGGCGGTCGGCAAAGCGCAGCTTGCTCCAGAACTCATTTGGCTGAAGAGGAAAGGAAATACTCATATGACCCCCTTCACGCGACGGCTGGCGGCATGCTTTTCCCAATCCTGCCGGAATTGCCCGCGCCGGTATTGATCAAGGCCAGCCTTGCCGGTGCGCGTCGACACATTGGTTGCGATCTTTTCGACGCGGGCCTGCCATTTTCCATCCTCGTCCATGTAGACGCGCGCCGAGACGTCGACGGGAACGGCATTTTGCTTGAGACCTGCTGCATTGACCGGCCTTGGCGCTTTGGTCAGCATGGGGGAAGCCTGTGTCCGGACAGCGTTCGAGGCAGTGGCGACGGCGGTCCCGCCTCCAGTCGTGCCGGCGGTTACCGCGCCGAGCAAACTACCGAACAGGCCGCCTGACTTGAACAATTGGTCGAGCAGCAGGTCTTGGAGTTTATCGGCAATTTTGTTCAGGACATTGACGGCAACGTTGCCCAAGTCTTCCCACGTCAGCTTGCCGTCTTCGAGCGCCGACCTCACGTCGGACAGGGCGCCGCTCAAGAGATCTTTTTGGAATTCGATCGAGTCCTTGGCGGCTTGCGCCTGCGCATCCTGCGCAGCCTTGAGCTTGTCGGCCGCACTGCTCGCAGCGGCATAGCCCAATGCCAAAGTGCGGATAACAAGCGCCTGTTGCTCTGCGGCCGGCGACAGCTTCGACAGATCGCCATAGAGCAACTGGTTGACGTCGCTCAGTTCTTTGCCGACTTCCTTACCACCCTTTTGTGCGGCGGTGAGAAGGTCGGTTGCCTTCTCGATTGCCGTGACCTTCTGCGCATAATCGGCAGAGGCGCCATTGAGGTTGGCCATGGCCGCGCGCTGCCTCTCAAGCGCAGTCGTCTCTTCCTGAATAGACTGGGCAGCATCTGAAAACGCGGTCGCATCCTTCGTGGACGATTTGGAAGACGGACCCGATATCGGCGGCAATGTCGGATTGTCGCCGGCGCTCTTGTCCGTCACGCCCGCCGCCGCGGCAGCCGCCTTCGTGCGGGTATTGATGACATTGGTCATTTCCTCGTCCTGCTTCTTCAGGAGCGCATTCTTGGCCTCCAGATCAGCAAGTTCGGCACGGTCCATAAGGCTGATCGATCCATCGTTTTCCTGCCGCTTCAGGTCCAGGATGCGATTTTCTATATCCAGACGCTTCAGTGCATTGGTGCCCTGTTCCGTTTCGAGCGTGCTCAAAGACTGGTTTTGCACATCGCGCATGCGATCGACGACGTCAGCGATGCCCTTCGCCAGCTCGCCCGCCAGGCGGGCCGCGTCCACCAGGACCGGCGCCAGGTTGACGACTGCCTGCTTGAAATTCACGTCCATGATCTTGGTGGCAGTATCGAACCGGTCGCCGAGTTCGTCGGCGCGAGCAATCAGGTCGCGATCGACGATAATGCCCATCTGTTGGGCGCTGGCCATGGTCGCGTCGATGGCCGCAGCACCGCCTTGGAACGCAGCGACCAGCTTCGTTCCCTCGTCGCCAAACGCGGCTGAGGCGATAGCGGCCTTCCTTGACGCATCCGTCTCTTTGTCGATCGCGTCGGCAACCAGCCTGACGCGCTCTTCCTGGCTGTCGGCGTTGCGGATATTTTCCAATAGCGCCGGATTGAGCGCCTTGAGCGCCTGGACCATCTTGCCCTTGGCAACGACTGCCAAGCCGCTGTTCTTATTGAATGTCGCAAGCGAGCCGGAAAGATCGTCGAAGCCGACGCCGACAAGCGATGTCTGATAGGCCAGGGACTGCAGGAACTCAGGATCAAGGCCGGTCTGGGCAGATTTGTCGGCGATATTGCCGAATTCTTCCAGCGCGGCTTTCGTCTTGTCGATCGTGGCCTGGAAGGAGAGAAATCCAGCGCCGACTGCCAATGCCCGCGTCGAAAGCAATGTCATGCCCTTCGTGAAGCCCAATGCGGCCGTTTGACCGCTACGCGACATCACGGATTCCATCCTTTTGCCGCGCGTCTCGATCGCCTTGAACTGCCGATCTGTGGTGCCGACAGCCTTGGCGAGGCTCTTCTCGTATTTGTCGAGCCGCGCTTCGAGCGTCGCCACCAATGTCTCGACCTGGATTACCATCAAAGTCCTCTTGCCGCGAGAATCGCGGCTTCGAATTGATCTTCGCTTGGCGGCTCGACCGTGGATTCGCCGTGCGCCTTCGCCCATTGTCGGCAGATCGCCGCCCATTGGCCGAGCGAGAGGCGACCGACATCATTGATGTTCATCACGACCGCTGCCCCGTAGAGCGCGGCGAAATCGATGCGTTTTTCTTCCGCATCGTCTTCGCCGCCATTGGCTCCCCCGGCGGCTTCTCCAGTTCGCTGGAGTGCAGCCGCATCAGCGCCGCCAGGCCTACTGCATAGGCAACATCGCGGTTCTCATCGAGCGGCCGCTCTTCGACATAGCGCTTGACCAGGGCGAGCGCCTCGGCCGGCATCGTACCGCCGCCGATGAGCCCGAGACGCAAGGTCTCCATGATCTCGACAAGCTTCGCCTCGCGCGCCTGCGGCGCCAACCGGCCGACAATCCGGAAAATGCCGAGGTCGCATTTTCGCTCCAGCTCCTCGATCTCGCCAAGGCCGAGGCGAAACGTATAGGTTCCGTCGCCGAAATCCTGTTCGATTGCCGCGTGCCGGTTCATGCGGAAGCATCAACCCAAGTGACGGCACCATCCGATTCGAGCGTGATGGAGACAGTCGCTTTTTCATTGCGGGTGCCGCTGATCTCCCAGCCGGTGAGCTTGAAGGCACCCGCCCAATAGCCGCCGCCGTTGGCAAGGGTTACGCCGTTCAGCAACACTCTGATATTTTTGGCATCGCCACTGTTGAACCAGTCGTGCCAATCACTAACCGATGCCGTGTGCAGCATGCCGGCGCCGGTGACCGTGGCCGAAAAACCATCGACGGTGATGACGCTCCAGGCTGGCGCGTCCGGATCGGCGCAATCCGGGATCACCTGGCGGTTGCTGTCAGACTGGAACTGAATGCCGCGATCGGTATTGATCAGGCAGTCATGCGCGAAAGTTTCCGGCGAGCCGCCATTGCCGATCTGCACAAGCAGCGACGTGCCGTTCATTCCCTTGACAGGGGCCATAGCATTCTCTCCTCTGGATGATGGCCATCAGGCCGGGGTGATGATGAATTTCGCGGTGACGACGCCATGCGCCGTGAGGCCGTCCGGGTCCATGAAGACGCGGGATGTCTCGATGCTGACCGAGATCAGCGTGAAACCGGCAATGCCGGCAATTGCCTTGATGCGGGCTTCTGCATCTGCAACCAGCCGCTTGGCCTCGACACGACCGACCGCGCGCGACCAGATGTGAATGTCCGGATAGACTTCCCAACCGTCGTCGCAACTGTTGGCATCGTCGATCCGCTGCTCATCACCGATCGTGATATAGGGAAAGCTGGCATCCTTCGGCACGCGGTCGAAGATCCGGCCGCCGGAGACCGGCGGATCGGCTGTGAAGGCGTCGTAAAGCGCTTTCTGGACTTCGGGACCGAGGCTCATGACCCTGCCGCAACCTTCTTCGCTGCCTTGGTGATCGCCCGGCTGATCCGCGACTTGGCGCGCTTCCGCCCGAGCCGATAGCCGGGATAGAAGAACGGATGTGCAGGGATGGCGGGGATCTGCGCCCCTTCGAACTTGCCGCCGGCGATATGCGCATGCGTTCCGAATTCGACCAGGTGCGCGTAGCGCACCTTGCTATTGCCGGCCGAAATACGCACAGCAAGCTCATGTT